CCCCACAGTATCGTTGGTAAACCTCCCGTCCTCAAAGTTGGGCACCCACCGCACCTCATGGCGCGTTTCGCCCAAACGATAAGAGGTCTGGGACGTGCTGGCGTACGTGGACACCGGGGAAATCGGCCCAGCCGTCCCTGCCTCCGTGCCGTCATAAAACGGTGCGTTGGTGGTAAGGTGGGTGTAAATGATCCCGCCACGGTTAAGCTCGGTGCCCGTGTACATCACGCGGATGCACGCCGCGACGCAACGGCGCTCCCCATACTGGGGAAGCCCCGTTATCGCCGCCCCGTACTTCGTGGCGATAGTAGTGTTGCCAGTGTTGGTCGACCCGTACTGAATATTCAGCGCCGGCGAGGTGAGGGACCCGGCAGGCACGAAATACAGCATGGAGTCCACCGCCGCTGTTCCAGGACTGACTACCGTCTTAGTACGGTACAACATGCCGGAGGTGAGCCCAGGAAAGCAGGACGGGGCCAGTGGAGCGTTGCAAGGATCATCCAGCAACGCCAACCACGCCCTGCCCCCCTGGTCCAACCGGGACGCCATAGCGGCACCCATGCGAGCCCGGCGATTAGCCCCGCCGGGCCCAGGCCGCTGCATTGTGTTCGTCGCCTTACCGCCGGCAGACTTTTGCTTGTTCTTACGGCGTGGCATTTTCACTGGTTGGCGCGCTATCGCAGCTTAGCCCCTGCGTGGGTCGTACCAGGCTCTTCCTTTTGTTAACGCGCTTAGAACACCAAACAATGCGCGGCAACGGCGTTGCTCACCCCTAATACCAGTCCGCCAGACTGGTTCCCGCAGAACCGTCCGAGTCGTAATCGTCCACCTCGTCGTACACCCCGCCCTTGTAACCGCCTTTTCGGCGCCCTCGCCGTTCACCCTGAGCGTACGCGGCCTCTACCCCCCGCAAAGCGGGGGGACGGTCCGGTGCCCAAAAGGTGAACCCAGGCGGCCGCCCAGCGTTTCTCAGGGACGGTCCGTGTACTACGGCGTCTTCCTGCGACCCTCGGGTTCGTGCGGGAGCCACCACGGCTCTGCGTGCTTTCATGGCCTCAACGGTGGCCTGGAAGGAAAGCGGCACCAGAACCGAAGAACTGGGCAACTCACCCCCCTCCGACCATATCACGCCGGGGCCTCGCATCACGGCCTCCCTCAGCCCAACCAAGCTGGGGTTGGCCGTTGGACCGGCCGCACTCTCCGCAATGGCCCAACGTGCCCGCTCAGCGGGCACGTCTTTGCCTCCACGGTTTGCCAGCACCTTGTCCAGCAG